CCGACCCTAAGAATCCTTCGGTGGCATTTGCACCATTCATGCAGTGGAGCGATGATAAAGAGTTGACATTAAATGCTAATCATGTTATTCTTACTGCTACTCCTGTGAAGGAGTTTATCAATCAATACAATTCCATGTTCGGTGGTCTTGTTGTTCCTAACTCAAAGATTTTGACACCATAATGACATTTTATACCAATGTTGAGGTATGGGGCGGTAAAATCCTATATCGAGGTGTTGACAATGGAAGACGGGTGAGACACAAAGTCGATTATCACCCGTCTCTCTTTGTTCCGTCTAAAACCCCTACAAAGTATACCACTATTCACGGTGAATATCTCGGTAAGGTTACTCCGGGAACGATTCGTGATGCCCGTGATTTTGTGAAACAGTATGAAGATGTTGATTCATTCAAAGTATACGGTATGACTCGTTATCAGTATTGCTTTATTGCTGACGAGTTTCCTAATCCTATTGAATGGGACGTGTCTATGATTAAGGTTGCCAATATCGATATCGAGGTTGGTGAACCTGATGGTGGTGGATTTCCAGAACCAGATAAGGCAAATGGTCCATTAACCGCTATTACTGTTATGATGGACGGTCGTTTCATTACCTTTGGTTGTGGTGATTATAAAACCAACAGTGATAACGTAATCTATTTCAAATGTGCTGACGAGTTTGATCTAATCAAGAAGTTTCTTGGTTGGTGGCAATCGGACTATCCAGACATCATTACTGGTTGGAACGTTCAGAACTTCGATATTCCATATCTTGTCAATCGAATCGCAAAACTACTTGGTGAAAATGAGGCCAAGAAACTGTCGCCTTGGAACGTGATAAATGACAAGATGGTTGACCTTGGTATGAATAGAAAGATTAAATCTTATTCTATTCTAGGTATTGCCACACTAGATTTGCTCGATCTTTACCAACGATATGCTCCTGATGGTAAGTCACAGGAATCATACAAGTTGGACAATATCGGCCATGTCGAACTTGGTGAACGCAAACTATCGTATGAGGAATACGGTACCTTACACAACCTATATAAAGAAGATTATCAAAAGTTCATCGACTATAACATCAAAGACGTTGACCTTGTTGACCGTATTGATGCAAAGAACAAGTTGATTGAACTAGCACTAACTCTATCATATGATAACAAGTGTAACTACGAGGATGTGTTCGCGCAGGTCCGTATGTGGGACGTTATTTGTTTTCATCATTTGAAGGCAAAAAACATAGTTGTCCCTCCTATTGAAAGACACGAAAAGGAGGCTGCCTATGTTGGCGCATACGTTAAAGATCCTATTATTGGCTTTCATGATTGGGTGGCTAGTTTCGACGTTAATTCAGAGTATCCGTCTGTTATTATGGGGTCCAATATCTCTCCTGAGACGATTGTTGAACCTGATTCTTATAGCGATTGTATGCGTTCTATTATTGCCTCTAATGTCAGTGTTGATAAACTTCTCAATCAGTCTATTGACACATCATGCCTAAAGGTAGATAATGTTTGCTTGACTGCTAACGGCCAGTTCTATCGGCGTGACAAGCAAGGATTCATGCCTGAAATGGTCGAGAAGATGTTTGCTGATCGTAAGGTGTATAAGAAGGCGATGCTTGATGCTGAACAGGAATATGAGAATGAAAAAGATCCAGCAAAGAAAACAGAAATCAAAAAGAGAATTGCAAAATATAAGAACCTTCAATTATCTAAAAAGGTGTCTCTCAATTCACTCTACGGCGCACTCGGTTCGAAATACTTTAGGTTCTTCGATCTACGCAATGCAATTGCGGTCACGACTACTAGCCAACTTAGCATACGGTGGATCGAGAATGCCATCAATTCATATCTTCGTAAAATCTTAAAGACAGAAGATGATTATGTTATTGCGGTCGACACTGACTCGGTATATTTACATCTTGCACAGTTGGTACGCAAAACTATCGGTGAAGATGTGGATGCTGGAAGAGCAATCGCCTTCTTGGACAAGGTGTGTGAGACTGCAATTCAGCCAGTTATTGACAAAGCTTGTAGCAACCTTGGCGAATACACTAATGTCTTTCAACAAAAGATTGTCATGAAGCGAGAGGTCTTGGCAGACAAAGCAATCTGGACTGCCAAGAAGCGTTACATTCTAAACGTTCATAACTCCGAAGGTGTGCAATACGCAAAGCCTAAGAAGAAAGTTATGGGCCTTGAGATGATCAAGAGTTCCACACCAACAGCATGTCGAGACAAACTAAGAGAGGTAGTTGATGTTATCTTTGACGAGAATGAAGCAGCGGTTCAGGATTTCATTCAGAGATTCCGAGATGAGTTTAAAGAACTGCCTCTTTCCGATATTGCTTTTCCTCGTGGTGTCAACGGACTGGTTAAGTATTCGGATAAGAAATCTATATATGCATCCGGTTGTCCTATCCATGTTCGTGGTTCTCTTGTATATAACCACTTTCTATCTGTTCATCGCCTTGATGCTAAGTATCCATTAATCCAAGGTGGTGAAAAGATCAAGTTTATGTTCTTAAAAGAACCAAACACCGTGCAGTCAAATGTTATTGCATTTCCACAAGGAGGCATACCAAAAGAGTTTGACTTGGACAAATATATTGACTATAATACGCAGTTCGAGAAGGCTTTCTTGGATCCGCTCAAGATCATTCTCGATAGCATTGGTTGGAAAGCGGAGCAATCATCATCATTGGAGGATTTTTTCACATGACTAATACAGAATGGAAGAAAGGTTATGAAGAGGGTTTTGCTGCTGGTTGGAAAGCGGCCAAAGGCAATACACCGAATCATACAAACTACTCAACGGTCTATCATGGTCGTCTAAGAGGTCCTGTATCGTATGAAGGAACTATGGCAGAATCTCTATCCTATAATCCATATAACATTAATACAACAGTTGGATATGAAACATCCGATTTGAAGACTATTCGTAATCTAACGAATCAACAAGGATTGTCTAATGTCAAAAAATAACGACGACGAACTTAAACATTCACCTGCCCGTTTGTATGAGTTTGTGCCGGATGAAAACACCATTACACCAAACAACATTGTGGAACTGGCCACATTGATTAGAGTTGGTATTGGTGGTAATGTATTGGAGAAACTATCACCAGAACTACAGAAACATTTTAAGAAAGTTGCCTAACGAGATAGTTAGGAACTAAAATAAGGAGAAACTTATGGACATTTTTAATCAATTGTTGGAAGAAACCAACAATGAATACGCCTCTATTGCCGATGATGGTGTAGAAGCAGGTGACGTATCCGGTTTTATTGGAACAGGATCGTATGCTATGAATGCTTTGCTATCCGGGTCTATCTTTGGCGGCCTACCTCAAAACAAAGTAACCGCATTTGCTGGCGAACCATCAGTAGGAAAAACTTTCTATGCCCTTAATGTCTGCTACCAGTTCCTTGAGGACAATCCTAACGGATTCGTCTTCTACTTTGAGTCCGAGTCCGCCATTAGCCGTCAGTTCCTTACTGATAGGGGCATTAATACTAAGCGTTTCGCTATTGTTCCTGTGGCTACTGTTCAAGAGTTTCGAACACAGGCAGTAAAGATCCTGGACAAGTATCTAGAACAAAAAGGCGAACGGGCACCAATGCTCTTTGTTCTTGACTCGTTAGGCAATCTATCCACAGATAAAGAAATGACCGACATTGCCGACGGTAAAGATACTCGCGACATGACCCGTGCCCAGTTGGTTCGTGGCGCCTTCCGTGTTCTTACCCTCAAGTTAGGTAAAGCAAAGGTGCCACTGATCGTAACTAACCATGTTTATGATGTCGTTGGTTCCTACGTGCCCGTGAAGAAGATGGGTGGTGGTTCGGGCCTAGAATATGCCGCATCAACCATTGTCTTTCTATCCAAGAAGAAGGATAAGACACTGGATGACGACGGAGGTCGCACCGGTGCGGTCATTACAGCACATCTCAAGAAGTCACGTATGACTATTGAGGATAAGAAGGTAGAAACTTGGCTAAATTATTCACACGGTCTTGATGCATATTATGGTCTTCTTGATCTTGCCGAGAAGTTTGGTATTGTCAAAAAGGTATCCACTCGTTATGAGTTTCCGAATGGTAGCAAGGCATTCGAGAAAGAAATCAAAAAGAATCCAACCAAGTTCTTCACGGATGATATTCTGGAACAGATTGATGATGCTTGTAAAGGTGAGTTCCTATATGGTAAAAACAATGTAGAAGAGGATGGAGAAGATGGAACTGGGAACTGATTGGGTATTTCGTGATGACTTGTTTAATGCTAAAGAAGAAGGAACGACCGTACCTATTGAGATTTTGGTTGACCCGTTCGCTGGAGTAGTGTATCGTTACACCACAGTAGGTTTTAAGATGGGAGAGGATAATGTTCCTCGTATGCAGTATGACTATGAGATCCTAAAGACTAATGATTTGTCGATGATTACGCTAAGGAAGAATACCAAGTTTAATACAATGCTTGGTTTGATTTTGAATAATCTATTGCTAGATGCGTCAGAAGCGGAAGGTGCGAGTGAGACTAGAACAAACGATACTGAAAAATCTGATTAAGAATGAAACGTATACTCGCAAGGTATTACCATTCTTAAAAGAAGAATACTTTTCAAATATGGAAGACCGGCTACTTTTTAAAGAAGTGGCCGGCTTCGTTCTCAAGTATAATCAGCAACCGACGTTTGATGCCCTGGAGATTGAGGTTAACAATATCCGTGGCACGACTGATGATACCGTTAAGAGTATTGCAGAGACACTAAAAGAACTTGAATCTGACACAAATTCAACAAACGAAAACTGGCTTATTGAATCAACAGAAAAGTTTTGCCAGGAAAAGGCCATCTATAATGCCATCACGCAATCATTGGAGATTATGAATGGAAAGGGAAAACTTACTAAAGGCGCTATTCCTAATCTGTTGGCTGATGCCCTTGGCGTATCATTTGATCCGAATGTTGGTCATGATTATCTAGAACAGGCGGATGATCGATTTGAATACTATCATCGACAAGAAGAAAGATTACCATTTGATCTAGAGTTCTTCAACAAAGTCACCAAGAATGGTGTACCTAGAAAAACTCTAAACATCATAATGGCAGGTGTTGGTGTTGGTAAATCTTTGACTCTTTGTCATTTTGCCTCAGCATACATCAAACAAGGCAAGAATGTTCTATACATCTCCATGGAACTGGCCGAGCAAGAGGTGGCCAAGCGTATTGATGCCAATGTTTTGAATGTGTCTATGGATGACCTGATGCTTTTATCAAAAGATATGTATAATGACAAAGTGAATAAATTGAAACAGAAAACCGATGGTAAACTCATCGTCAAGGAATATCCAACCGCTGCTGCATCCACGGTTCATTTTAGATCCTTGTTGAATGAGTTGAACCTCAAGAAAAACTTTGTGCCTGATGTTATCATGGTAGACTATCTAAATATCTGTGCTTCGGCCCGTATCAAACCAGGTAATGGTGTCAATAGTTATACTTACATTAAGTCCATTGCGGAAGAACTCCGTGGTCTTGCTGTTGAATATAATGTTCCAGTGTGGTCTGCAACACAGTTGACCAGAAGCGGTTATGGTTCTTCTGATCCAGACTTGACAGATACCTCGGAGTCCTTTGGTCTACCAGCAACGGCTGACTTTTTCGTGGCACTCGTTACAAATGAAACTCTTGAACAACTAAATCAGTTTTCCGTAAAGCAGTTAAAAAATCGCTATGCGGATCCGGCAAAGTTCAAAAAAGATATTATTGGGGTTGACAAGTCGAAGATGAAATTGTATGATGTTGAATCTTCGGCCAAAAACATTGTCGATACAGGACAGGAAGAAGTTCCTATAATGCCTAGAAAGTTTGATGGTGGTAAATCCAAATTCAAAGGACTGAAAGTATGACCGATCGTCTATATACCTATTATCCGGAATTTGATGAAGATGATTGCCTTGTTTGGCATGTATTTGAAAACGCGACTCAACGGATTATTGACAGTTTCCTATTTGAAGAGGATGCTGTTGATTTTATGGAAAGTTTGGAAAACGGATATGGTTTCCATGGATTTACACCGGCATTTATGTTAATCAAAACACCCAAAACGGACATTAACACGGCATTTTCCGCAGAATTTGCTTGACATAGGAGAAAATATATGTTAGATTATCTAGTAGTTTTCGGAGCAGGTCTTATTGTCGGATGGAATCTTCTACCGCAGCCTGCTTGGGTAAAGGCAATTTATGATCGTGTGGTCGCTTGGGCCACTAGTAAGTGAGTTAAATGGTTCCATAGCTCAACAGGATAGAGCAACCGCCTTCTAAGCGGTAGGTTGAAGGTTCGAATCCTTCTGGGACCGCCATTATATAATGTGGAGAGTAAAGTGGAAAAGTTCGATCCACTCTATAGAATAGATCAAGATCAAGATCAAGGTTTGTTCAGAATTTTGATCATAAGGGTTGTTCGTG